AAAGCGGCGCGACACATCAAGGTAAATCTTGCCAGTTTCCGGATCGCGCCAAGTGCCGAGGTGATTCTCGGGGGCGGAAAATGCCTTCGCGTTCACCCGTGCGTGTTCAAGGATGTCATCGCGGGTCAACCCCGCGCTCGCATCGAGAACTCGATTCCTCGGGTCGGCGTTTGCGTATTTGCCCATCATCAACCCATTCGATGGCACGTCGCCGCTCGGCAAACTTACAGAGTACCCACCGTTGCGGGTTTCGTTCTGGATGCGTCTAGGGGTTGTCGTGTCGTGCCCAGAAAGACCGACGCTTCGATCCTCCGATAGCCTCGCAAACTTCGCGCTCGCAAGCTCGGACTCCGTGAGTGGCCCAGTGAAGTCCGGGAAGCTTTTCCTCGGCAGGATCGAGGCGAGCATTCCTGTGTCGCCCATATAGTTCTCTGCCATCCTCCCGGCAACGGGTGCGAGCGAACGACCGGCGGCTAGCAGTCCCCTGCCAGCAAGCGGTGCGGCACCCACGCCAGCAGTAGCGAGATCGGCAAGCACCATAAACTTCTCTGCCTCGTCCTGCGACTTCTTCCACGCAGGATAGCGTTCATCCATCACCGACTCGGGTGCGGTCATATTCTGACGAGCGGCGGCGAACTTCCGCGCCATTATCGGATTGACCATTGCCGGTCTTAGGAGGTCTGCGAGCGTCACATCTTCTCTACTTGCCATTTGACCTCCTGATGAGTTCTTCGATCTGACTTGTGGGTGAGTGTCCGTTCCTCAGAGAGACGTAGCGACAGGCTTGACGGTCATCGAGGGCGAGGCTTTTGAACTTGTAGAACTTTCCGGCGACCCGGCAGCAGTACTCCCCGGTGATCAGATCCATCGAGATTCGGGTCATGCCATCCACGCTGTTTGCGCCTCCGGGTGTTGTACTTGTGGCGGGATATAGGCCACGCCGTCCTCTTTGGGCCATACGAGCTTCAGATCCGGCTCGGCAATGCGAGCGAGCGAGTCGAGGAGGTCGTCGTGCAAGCCCACAGGGAAGGGAACGTATTCCTCCTCGATAAAAGCCTGCACAAGATCGATTCCCACCTTCTCATAGTTGGTCTTATGGAGACTTCTGGGCAGGTAGATCTTGCCCTGCTCAAAGATGGGCATCAGTCGCCCGATGCGGTCAATCTTGTTGGTCGAGCCAGCAACCTCGGTGATCTGAAAACGGTACGTCTCAGCTTCCATCCTGCTATGCATATGCTCGATGTCACCCGCCAGTCCGTACTTCTCGTACCTCACCTGTTTGGGTTTCCACTTTCGGTGCAGCTCAAACAGTCGCTCGCCGCGCTCGGTGAGGTTCAGCCGGTCGCGGATCATGTCGAGCGCGTAGTAGTTGCCGTCGCTCGCAAGTCCGATCACCCACATCGCGGTGAAGTCCGAACGCTTCTTTTTCGATGAGGCGGCATCGACGAGAATGTACTTGTTCATCTTCGCCGAGTGCGCCTCGGGAATGCTGCGGTAGTACTTGACCCAGTCGCGCTTGAACCCTTGCAGGTTGTCCGCCTTCGGGTTGAGCAGAATCTGCGCCGCGTAGGTGTATGGCCCCATATCGCGACGCTTCGCGGCGTGAATGCGGTTGGGCCAATAGACACTCTCACCGTCTTCAGTCCCGCCTTCACGTCCGGGGTACTCGCGACGAATAGCAGACTCGCGCTCAAGCACCGTCCGGTAGGCATCGTTGAAGTGCCACCGGGTGCCGCAGAATCGTCGTGCCCCCTCGACCGTGCCGACGTTGTATGACTGCTCCAGAGCGGTCATCGTTTTCGCGATCATGTCCGGGGTCGTCACGCTCGCCTGCACGACGATGTCGTCGTAGAGCAAGACCCGGAAGTGCTTCGATGTCGGTTGACCGTCGATCAAGCCCCACGCTTCCACCGTAGCCTCGTTGGGGTTCGACTTACGTTTAACAATAATCCCGTCGTCCTCGCTCCACTTCGGAGCTTTGCGGACATCCGTCCCCCACAGGACATCGGGGAAAGCTTCGTGCAGCACGGTGTTCGATTCAAGCTCGCGCATGATCATGCGGAGAAACGCTTTCGCTATCGGGCGGGTGTGGCTGAAGATCCCGAACGTGATCTCCGGATTCGTGAGGATGTCTTGAATCGTCTTGCCGAATGTCACGATGCTGGTCTTGCCGTGTTCCCGTGCCCAGAGGTCGAGCCTGCCGTCGGGATCTTTCTCTACCTCGCGGCACCGGGCGTATAGCCACGGGTGCAGGAGGTCTACGCGACGGCAGGCCCGAACCAGTAGATAGAAGAGGTCTGCCTTGATGAGTTCGCGCACCGCAGAGTTGAGTTGCTTTTTTTCACGAGCGTTCGACTCAAGCGCAGTCCAGAATTCAAGTGCCGCTTCCATCGGGAGTGCGTGGAGGTCTTTGATCACCGCCGGCGAGAGGCTCACTTCTTGATGATCAGGCTTTTTATTGGCACGTCGTAGGAGTCCTCGGGGAAGATTGAACGACGCATAACAGGGGTCATGTTCATCCGGGTCTGCGTCATCCGAGCTTCGGCCTCTCCCGCAAGACTGCGGTACTTCTTCATCGCAAGTGCCTCGGCCTCTTTAATCCACGCCGCTTGATCTTGCCTCGGCGGGAAACCCATTGTCTCGTTGGCGGAATCCTTAAAAAACTCGGTGGGGTTGCCACCTCGCGCCCATCCCTCTTTATTTTGTATTGCGTGCTGGATTTCGTGAAGGGGGACGGACTTCATGTCAACCAGTCCGCGATTCCCAAAACCCAAATCTATGAATTGGTCTGTGCCGAAGAGACCGTCTGCGCTATGGAATGTGCCGCCAGAGATGCTGGGGTTGTACTCGACCGGGATGTGTCGCAATGACGGGTAGGCATCGAAAGCGTTGTCGTGCTTCATCACGGTGCCGAGTCCCTCGCCGGATAAGTCGGCGAGCGTCCTGTCCTGTGCCTTGTGGAACTTCTGATATGGCCCACCGTTGACGTACCCAGACTTCGACCACTTCAAACTGTCGCGCAGTGCGTTGACCTCGGGAGTGCTGGGGAAGACTGCCGAGTGGTCTGAGATCTCCTGCCGCCAATGGGCATCGGGGCCGCGCCAGTTGCCGGTCGCTTTCCAGATCTCGCGGTCGGTCGCGCCACCTTGCTCCATATCCTTCGCGATGCTGGCAGTGTCCTTGTTCCACAACTTCGCCTTCGGGCCGATCATTATTTCCGGCATCATACCGACCTTCCGCATATGCCCTTCAGTGAGGTCAGCGAGCGTCCTGCCAGCGTACTTCGCCCCTGCCGTCACTGCCCCCTTCGGAAGTCCTAGGGGCGCGGTAGCGAGGTCTGCGCCGATCAGGAACTCATCGGCCTGCCGCTGCGCCTTCGCCCACGCCGGGTAGCGTTCGTCCATCACCGAGGTCGGTTGGGTCATGTTGGCGCGTTGACGGGCGAACTTCGCCGCCATCAACGGGTTCGCGGTCGCCGGTTGGAGTTGCTCAAGTTGACCGGGGTCACCGAGCGCCACTGATTCTCTCCAGTGCGCCGGGAAGTGGGTAGACCTCGTTGGGTTGCGCCCAGACGGACTTCCCGTGCTGACCGCGCAGTGCGGCGTGAGCTTTCGCCTTGAACCGGATCTCGTCGGTCATCTCGCCACCGTTGAGCAGGTGGTCGAGTTCGCCTTTCGTAAGGGTCGGGACGAGACTGGGATATTCACGACCACCGTCGCCGACAGAAAGCTCGGTCATTGGGTCGCCATTGGAATTCGTGAGTGGCCCGAAATAGCCTTTGCCTTTCCTGCCGTCACGGGGGTCGTGACGCAGACCGTAGTCTCCGGTGAGATCCCCGAGTGGCATTAGTACATTCGCTCGCTAGCTTGTTTCTTTTTCGATTCCGAAGCCTCGGCGGCCTTTGTCTCTTTCGGCTCGGGCTTTTCCTTTTTCACGCCTCGGGCCTTGTTCATCGCTTTCGTCGCCCACGGTGGTGTAGCCATTGCGTTCGTTGTATCAAATATGTGACATGACAGGGTTAGGTCTGAAAGTTATGCTGGGGAATGACAATCCAAATACCTCACTTGTTACCGCAACTGCGGTCGCGACTACCGCAGTTGCGGTGCTTTCGTGAGTAAGCCCGGTCTAATGAAGTACCTCACCGAAAGGGACATCGCTTTGACTGCGCTCGATGAGACTTTTGTCGCGAGGACTCTTCCCGACTGCCCACCCTCGATGCGGCTTGAGATCCTGCACAAGGCTCGGTACGAGTGCTTGAACATTGACCCGCTGTTGCGCCACGAGAGTCGGCACTGGCTCGCCGAACACGGCAGGGGCAGAGGCACCGGAACCCCGTTGCTGCTGAAGGGCGAGCTGCCTGCATGACAAGATTCACACCGCACCGCTTAAAGTCAGGAGGGGGCAGATGAGCATCTACGCCCCAGAGAGCTACCGCAACAGCACCGGGATCACTGGGGTTCATCTGTACTCCCGCACGACGCGAATACGCAGGGGCAAAGGCTGGCGCTACAACACGCGGGAGGTCTTCAGTGCCCAGCACCCGGACGGCAAGCGGCGGCGCGAGTTCTCGATCCGGCACTGGGGACACAAGACCGCGCTCGCGCTAGCCATCGAGGCCCGAGCGCAGTTCGTCGCCGAACACAACGAGAGTGACCTATGACGATTACGCTATGCGAAGGATGCGGAGTAGCCGCTGCGTTGCTGCATGAGAACCTACGCAAAGACCTCGCCGCCGCGCACGACCACATCAAGCGCGACGACGTGATGATCAACGGACTGTTCGCCACAATCGAGGCGCGGGAGCAGATGCTGGGCGACCTGCTCGCCATCATCCACCGTGACGGCGGGGATTACAAAGCGAAACACGGCACACAGAAAGCGGTCGAGGCCGCGCACAAGATCTGGGGCGAACTTCAGCTACAGGTGGAGACCGCGCAGGCAGACGCAGCGGCTACTTTGAAAGCTTCGATGCGGCACGTTGACGGCGCATAAGATCCGCGTGGTACTTCCTCCGAGCCGCATGAGGCAACAAGCCGCAAATCGTGCTGCGGGAGGGCGAAAGGGGGGCATGACTACGCAGGCACGGGTGCGGGAACGCACGGCAATCCTGCCTTCAATCCCACCTTCAAGGCTTGCTCAAGCCTCTCAGAAGAGAAGAGATGAGCAGAGAAGAACAAAGATGAAACCCGCCGTAAGAGACAGCGTTTCGGATGACGACTTCGTTCGTGATTACCAGCGCGATCCCGAAGGCT